CACCTGCTGGACCTGTCGCACCTGCTGGACCTGTCGCACCTGCTGGACCTGTCGCACCTGCTGGACCTGTCGCACCTGCTGGACCTGTCGCACCTGCTGGACCTGTCGCACCTGCTGGACCTGCGGCCAAATCCACCGGAGCACCATCAACGATCAGCGCGGTCGGCGTTCCATCTGCCGCACGTGCAATCCTCACCACATCCAGGGCGTTCAGCCCTGCGTCCAGTTCGCCGAAGTTCATCGAGTTATTCCTAAGAAAAAAAAGGTTGTGGTAGCGTGCATTATACCTTTACCCATCCGAAAACTCCAGATTTCACGTGAGGCTAATTATATGTTGCAGGTACGGCCATGATTGGAAGCTCAACTGACCAATCATTATTAACTTTCTCTCCGACCACCACACCAAGATCATTGATGCCATAAAGGTCCGCCAAATCAAGACCGAATGTCCCTGCGTCTATGGCGGTTCCGTCAGCTAACCAAACTACTGCACGGTCTGCACCAGCAACCGTTACGTATCCAGCCACCACACCTGAACTGTTTATGGCATATGCCCGCCCTTCTGTTCCCCCTGCGAGCAGGGCAAGGACGGTTGGTGTTCCATCGACAGACCATTTACAGGGTTGATAGGTGCCGGAAACCTTTGCATATCCAGCCACCACATTTGAACTGTTTATGGAGCTTATCGAGCCTTCTGTTCCCCCTGCGGGTAACGCAAGAACCGCTGGTGTCCCGTCGACGGACCATTTACAGGGTTGAGAGGCGCCGGAAACCTTTGCATATCCAACCATTGCACCTGAACTGTTCATGGCGTATGCCCCTGCTTCTGTTCCCCCTGCGGGCAGGGCAAGGAAGGTTGGTGTTCCATCGACAGACCATTTACAGGCTTGATAGGTGCCGGAAACCGTTACGTATCCAGCCATCACACCTGAACTGTTTATGGAGCTTATCGAGCCTTCTGTTCCCCCTGCGGGTAACGCAAGAACCGCTGGTGTCCCCTCGACGGACCATTTACAGGGTTGAGAGGCGCCGGAAACCTTTGCATATCCAGCCATTGCACCCGAGCCACTTATGGCATATAGCCCACCTTCTGTTCCCCCTGCGGGTAACGTAAGAACAGTAGGTGTCCCATTGGCGGACCACTTGCACGGCTGATAGATACCTGTAACCGTTGCCCATCCAACCATTACACCAGAGTTATTTATGGCGATTACAGCGCCTTGTGCTCCTCCTGCGGGTAACGCAAGATCGACTTGGACCAGGCCAGTAGCAAACGCGCTACGAACAGCAGCCCCGATCTTTCCAAACGAGTTCAGGCAAAACATGGGTTAGGCACCCTGGATTGCAGCGACCTTCATGCCACCGGTGACGGCGAAATATTCAACCGAACCGCTTGGCATATAGAGCGTGCTCACCGTCGCTGTTGGATTTGCTCCGAAGGCGAGATTGACCGGGGTGTCGGTAGCGATGCGAACGAACCTGGTGCTCGCGTTGAAGGCTGCTGATTGTGCGGAAGCACCTGCAACACTCACCGTCTGTTCAGCCAGCGGCGGCACGGCTGCCACCTCAATACCGGCCCCTGATTCTGCTGCACCTTTGTTGGCTAACTCGGTGATGTAAATTTTTGCCACGGTGTTTCTCCTAAGAAAAAGGGGTGGTGATTTCTCACCACCCCTCTAATGTACATCAACTTCGCTGGTTACGCGAGGTTGCCGACACCGACGAAGGCGACAGCCATCCACTGCTGGTTCAGCAGGACGGACACACCGTACCACTTCGAACCGACGTAGCCACGTTGGGCCAGCGGGTCAGCCGAGTCACGGTTACCGACCGGGATGATGCCCAGGTCGAATGACTTGGAGCCACGCAGGGCGACGGTGCCGTAGGCTTCCTGGCCGGTGACGATCAGCGGATACACGTCGATGGCGGTGCCACCGGTGGATACACACGCCGTCGAACCGACAGCAGCGCCGCCGTTCTGGAACGGAACCAGGTCGGGCGAAGCGATGAAGCGGAACTGCTCGAAAGAGCCAAGCTCGTTCTCGTGGATCGGCTTGCGCGAACCGTAAGCCGCGACCGGGGTGTAGCTCGGGAACGCGGTGGTGTCACGCAGGTCGGCTTCCATGTCGGTGGAACCGAAGACCAGGAAGGCGGCTTCGATCGGCTTGGTGCCGATGTTCGGAGTCGGAGCCAGGATGCTCGTCGGCTTGCGCGCGTAGTTGCGCGACAGGGAGCGAGCGATCTTGCGCAACATCTTGGCAGTCAGCTTGCCATCGACGGTCGCGATCGTGGTGCCGGTGCCGCCGAAGAAGCGGTTCGTGCCGGCGCGGACCTTCGAGTAGAGTTCCAGTTCGCGGATGAGCATCATGCGCTCGGCGACCTGGGTCTTCAGGGCATCCTCGATGTCGTCTTCGTACATATCGGCGACCACATCCGTGAAGGAGTAGAGGCAGGCGTACTGGACCATCACAGCGGTGATGTCCTGGGCGACGATGGTGTCGGGGGTCGGGGTCGTACCTTCGGCAGCCAGGTTGGCGGTCAGCTTGGTGCTGACGCGGTTCGAGGCTTCGGTTTCGACGGTGTTGGCCGGGGAAACATCGGCGACCAGCAAGTTGGGATTGGAGATGGTTGCGTCATACGGGACCCAACGACGGAAGATGATCGTGGTCGAGCTGTTGCGCGGAAGTTCCTTGTTCGATGCAGCGAGACCCAGGACTTCGCAGGGGATGGCACGGGCGAGGATTTCACCCTTTACTTTGCCGATCCGGGGGGTCTGGGTTGCGTAAAGTTGGCCTGACATGGCGTCTTGCTCCTTGATGGATTTGAATGGTTTGGTTGGTCACACGGCCATCAAGGTCGGATGTTTTTGCTGGCGTCACATGGGCGCCGATGCACGAACGATAGCCAATCACTATCAAGTTGTCAAGGGCACCACATGAACTTTCTTTGGAGGCAGCCGTTGAGTCGATAGAATCCGGCAGCTTCGGTTACTGCGCGAGCAAAACCACCGGCTTCGGCAACAGCGGCCTGCCAACTCACACGACGTTGGTTCTTCACGAAGAAGGTCTGCGGGTGCTTGGTCAATCCGGCGTCGCGCCATCCAGCAGAAAGATACCCATCGCCCGTGTGTTTAGCCAAATCGCAGTAGCTCAAGAGTGGTGTGTTGAAGTGGCGCATCACACGACTCAACCCGCCGACAACATCAGTGTCCATCTTCACACACCATCTCGCCAATTCGTTTCCGATGCGAAGAGCGACGGCAACAACCCCACCCTCGAAGATAAGCGCGAAACCCGCACCACCGACACCCATCCCCTGAAGATGATTGGTTTCAAGAAAAGCGCGCTGCTCCGCACCCGTGGTCGGCACGATCTCGCACTTCCGTGCCCACACCTTACGCTGCGGACACCCGAGCACGCGACGAAGGTAACCTTTGACCGCATCCTTCTTCTTTACCCATTCATCCGACCAGATGTGGATCAGGCGAATCCCAGCGGCAGCCGCAAGCTCTGTCTTCTTCTGATGGTAGTTGCGGTCTTGGTTGAAGGCGGTTGAGTGGTGCCAGATTCCGTTGAACTCGATCCCGATACCAAGGCTCGGGATCACGATGTCAATTTCCTTGCCGGCCAGGATCGACCTGTCACCCTGCACAACATCCGAGCGAATTGAAGCAACGTAGTCGAACACCTCTTGTTCCAACTTGGATGTTCCCGGGGTTGTGCATGACGGGCACCCGGACGCCTGATACACATGGTTGCTGGCAATCTGCTCAAACTCCCCGTGGGTGGGGCAAACGATAGTGATCCTTCGCACGGTCCCGCGATAGACGGTGCGGCTGTAGTCGTAGGTATCACCATGCACCTCCCGAGCCTTGATGAAGAACTCCTCTTCGGAAAGTGCCTGAGCACCGCCGGTGCGAAGATCAGCACACTTCTTGCACCCCTTTCCAAACAGGTGATTGGCCGCACGTTGGCGAAAGGCGCCGTGCTCGGGGCAAACGATCTCCACTTCACAAAGGTTGGTTTGACCATACTCCACTCGCGAATAGTCGTAGTCGTTGCCATGCACCTTTCGCGCCGCTTCAATGAAGGTTGCTGTGGTGTAGCGTCGTGCGTCACCTTGTGCCAACAGAGCACACCCTGGGCAACGTACCCCTCTCATGTGGTGACCCGGGGTCTGTTCAAAATCACCGTGCTCAGGGCAGATGATTGTCACCGGCGTCTTGCTCGATCTGTAATTGACCTTGCTGTAATCGTAACGGTCGCCGTGTGTTTCCTTGAACTTGGCGATCACCACCTCACTTGTCAGCTTTCTCATCGGTACTCTCCTGTTTAGATTTTAGATAGTACCATGTTTGAGCGCCACCAACAATACCCCGGACGAAAAAAACCCCGGCTCATGGCCGGGGCTGGTTATCACCGAATGCTGCGTGTTAGTTGGGGCAGACCGTGGTACGGATGCCGCGGCCGTCGATCTCGGTCTTGCAGACCGGCTCCGACTTGGCTACCGGCGTGACAACCGGGGAGGGCTCGACAGCGCCGCCGGAAGCCAGCTTCTTGCAGGACGGGGTGTTCTTGGCATACTTGCTTTCGCACAGAGCCGCGATGGCGTCACCGGTCAGGCCGAGCGAGCTGAAGCTGCGGGCGGTCTCGCGATAGCCGCAGTCATCATCCTGAACAGTTGAGCCACCGCTGACGCCGGCGAGGTTGCCGAAGACACCAGAGACACCGGCCGACCAGGAACCGAGACAGGGCGCCGTCGGATAGACGTTCGGAGCGACGATGGCGGCAGGGGTGCGCACGGTGTAGTCGTTCTGGCGAACTTCCTGGTAGGTTGCCGCCGGGATCGCTGCCTCGTTCAACGTGATGGTCTGTGCATTGCCTTGGCTGTTGTTGGCTTGGGAACCAGAGGCCGAGCCGGCCACGTTGCGGTTGGAGTTGCGGTTGGATGACAGTTGAGCTTGACCCTGAAGCTGGGCTTGACCTTGAAGCTGGGCTTGCCCTTGGGCTTGACCCTGTGCCTGGCCCTGATCCTGACGCGGGGCATTCGTGTTGATGTTGGTGTTGCTGCCGCCGCTGTTCGACGGCTTGTCGTTGGTGGCGAATGCCGAGGTGGCGGCCAGAACGAGGGCGAGAAGGATGGTACGTTTCATGGATATTGCTCCTGTTGTTTGACTACGGTTGAGTTTGCTGCGGAGACAACAGAATATCAAGCACCTACACGCTTGTCAATGCCGCCGCTTGATGGATGTGACCCCAACCGTGAAAAATATCACGGTTGGTGCTCAATATCCCGATTTTGAACGCTCGGCCTTGAAGGCTGCCATGAACGCATCCTCTTCCGTGACCGGGCTTTGTGCCGGCTGGGCGGCAGCGGTGCGGGGAAGCACGGCATTGGCAAGACGTTGGCGGTTGGAAGCGCCGGCCGGGGCCGGCGCGGGAGCCGCGGGAGCCGTCACAACCGTGGCCTTGGCCCAATCCTTGAACTCGGTCAGCTTCCTGGAAATGAAAGCGGCGTTTTCCGACTCCATCAGTTCCTTGCCGTCGGCGATCACGTTGTCACGCCAGATGGCGAACTGCGGCGTCTTGATGACCTGTTCCCAATCCGGATGGGCCGAGCCCAGGACCTTGACTTCCATGGCCCGCTCTTGCTGATGCTGGAATGCAGTCAGCTTTTCGGTGACGATCTTATCCACGTCTTCGGCGGTGAAGGTCGGTCCGGCGGCGGCCGGCGCATCACCGCTACCCGCACCGATGTCCTTCAGGTCATCGCGCAGAATCTCGGCCAGCTCCGGGAAATTCTCGGTGAGCCTGGTCAGCTTCAGATCGAACGAGCGCTGCTCGGCGACCGTGCGCGGCGTGCTCTTCAACTGCTCGACCTGCTGGATCAGGTGGCCGATGCGACCACCCAGCTTGTCGATGGTGGCCTGCTGCTGGGACACGCGGGCCAGCGCCGTCGTGATCTGCTCTTCGGTCAGGCCGGCGAGCGCCGGTGTGGCGGCAACCTCGGGCTCGGGAGCAACAGCCGGTTCCGGGGTAACCTCGACTTCGGGTTCCGCGGCAACCTCAGGCTCGGGCTCGGGGGTAACCTCGCCGCGCTCGACGTGGAAGCCTTTCTCGAACTCCGCATTCATCGCGTCATCAAGTTGTTCTTGGGTAAGTTTTTCGCTCATTGGGTGATCTCCTGTTCAGTATCAAGTGCTACGTATTGTGCATCAGTTGGTTGGGCTTCCGCAAGCAAAAGCCGCAGTTCGCGCATCTGGGCGCGTGTCGCCTGGGTCTCTTCCCACGAAAGTGAGGATTCCAGGCGCTTGCGATGCTCGGCCAGGCGCTGTTCGGCATAAGCCTCGACCGCCAGCCAGGTAGAGCTGTGGGCGTCGATCTTCATTTCACCAACCTTTCGAGCCGATAGATCGCAGACAGGTAGGTCGCGCTCACGTTGTCGAACAGGTTCTCGACCGCGGGCACCCCGTCGCAGACAGAACGGAGATCACCCAACTGCCTGAAGCTGTCGCGCAACTGGTCAAGGATTGCCCGGGGCGCCGGCTCGGGACGCTGCCCCAGGGCGATCAGGGACTCGGCCAAGGCATCCATACCATCGCGCACATCCGAGTAGAAGGAGCCCAGGGCCATGTGCTCGGCGTAGGATTGGGTCGCAAGGTGTTGGCGGTGCGCGGCGTCAGCGTCGGCAAAGACCAGATCGACAACGGTATTCACATCCTGCATGAGAGTTTCCTCAGTTCAGCCAGCGCCTCTTCAGCGCTGTAGGCGACGATCACGACATAGCCGAGACCGACAATGTGGGGATGAAGGTCTTTCTGTGCCAGGGAAAGACGCCCCTCATCCGGCGCCTTCATCTCGATGAAAACCAGGAACGCATCTGGAAAGAGGATGGTCAAGTCCGGTATCCCGGCCAGGACTCCCTGGGTTTTCAAGTTCGCCGCCTCGCGCGCGTCGCGCTGCCCACCGTTGGGCACAGCAAACACTATGGGACGCCTGCTCACATCCTCGATCTTGGACCACTTGCCCCGCAGGCAGGCCACCAGGCGAGCCTGTTCGCGCGCCTCTGGCTTCTTGATCGGTACGGTGGCCGCCGGTTGCAGCTCGAAGTCGTCAGGGATCAGGATCACAGTGCGAAACCTTGCCCGTTAGGGGCGCGGCCGGGCGGCTCAACGGCCGGCGTGGCTACCTGCTCGACCGCTTTCTCGACGACCGCCTGCTGGGTGCCCAGCTTTGCCTCGCTCACCCGCGCCTCCTGTGCGCTGATGTGGCCGAACTGCGCCAGTTCGCGCTGCAAGTCCATCCTGGCGCCTTCGGTGGCGAGCTTGGCCTTGATCTGTTCGATCGTGAGTTGGTTCTTGTTGGCGTAGTCGAGCATCGCCAGTTCGCGCCGCAGTTCCAGCTCGGCCATCTTGGTGGCGCTGGTGGTCTTGGTGCGCTCGTTCTCGGCCTGGACGTACATCGTGTCGCGGTCGATGTCGCGAGCGATGCGAGCCTGCTCGGTGGTGAGCTCCATCTCGGTGGTCTTGAGGTCCCCTTCGGTCCTGATCTGGGCAACCTGCACGCGGGGATCGACCGGGGGCGGCTGACTCATCAGGGTCTGCAACTCGGCTTCGGTGAATTGCACGTCGGTCGGATCAAGACCGTTGAGTCTCGCCACCTCTTTGAAGTAGCGGGCAGGGTCGATGCCGAAGTTCGGGTTTGCGATAAGCTGCGGGACAACCTGGACCAGGAATGTGGCGCGCATATCCTTGATGACCAGCGCGCTCGATCCGCGCGGGACGACCTGGAAGTCACCCTTGATCGAATCGTCCTCGCCAAACTCCATCATCCACTCGTAGTAGGCGGTGACGTGCGGCTTGGTGATCGAGTCGTCGAAGATGCGGGCCATGCGGCGCAGCAGGCCGGAGGCGTTGGCCACCAGAATCTGCATCCCGCCGACGGTCTCCGGCACGCCGGTGGGACCTTGCTGACCTTGCAGCAGGATCGGCAGGCCGGTGACGTTCTCGGCCATCTTCAGCACGAAATTGACGGTCTCCAACAGCTCCTGCTGGATGCTGGGAATCTGCACGGCGTTGAACGCCTTGGTCACATCCGGGATGTCGGCGTCGGGCTTGAGCAGCCATACCTTCCGCGGGGTGATAACCCAACTCCCATCCGCCGGAATGATCGAACCGCGACCAAGGATGATCTGCGGGCCGCTGGACAGGCCGGCGTTCTCCATCATGGAGCGCACCGTGGCGTTCAGGATGGATTGGCAAGCGCGAATCTGGCGGGCGACACCGATACCCCACGGCGAACCGGCGGTGCGCTGCCAGCACATGAACTCGTAGGGGTAGCGACCTCCGCTCAATGGGGCCAGGTGGGCCTTGACCGGGGTATCGTTGATGATGGTGATGACCGCGGCCACCCCACCCTCGATCTCGCCGCAATCGCAACCCATGGCGACCACATCATCGACCGAGAGGAAGCCATGGTAGTACCAGATGTGGAAGCGCTTGGCGCTCTGCTCTTGCGCATCGTGCGGTGCCTGCACCAGGGCGGTGATGGCACTTTCCTTGGGACCTTCTTCGAGCACTTTCTCGATCGCTGCCGGGATATAACCCGGGGCCATCACCAGTTCGCGTACCTGCTTTTCGGTCAGGTTGTCGTGCTCGATGAAATATTGACCCTTGTGGATGTCGTCGCCGCAGGCGGGATCGGGGAAAGCATTCCATGCCGAGATGCACTTTGATTCCGGCACGATCTCCTCGACCATGATGAGCTGGCCGCCTTCAACCTTGCGTGAGGTGCGCACGGTCGGGATCGGACCACGCATGACACCGGTGCCAATACGAGCGCTGTCATCGACCAGGCGCCGCAGCTCGCTGTTGTAGCCACACTCCTGCAATGCGTCGTCGATCCAGCGCTCGGCACCCTTGGCGGCGATCCGCAACTTCTCCTCGACCAACTTGTCGGCCTGCTGCTGCTGGATTTGCTGCGGTGCAGCGGGTTGGCCGTTCTGATCGACCATCGTCCCCATAGCTGGGGGCGCTTCCGGGGGAATCGCCGTGCCGCGCATCTCCTGGCCACCCATGACGGCGAAGGGGATCGGGCTGGGAACGATCGAAAAGGCCCGGTCATCGACCGGAGACAACACCTCGATCACCTTCGAGCTGGCCGTTTCCACGTAGGGCCGGGTGATGTTCAGGAAAACCTTGGATTTGAAGTCGTTCTTGGGCTTCGCGATCAGCGGTGAGCCGATGGTCATCCCCTTGTAGAAGCCGACGCGCGAACCGTCCTCTTCACCCTCATAGTAAGCCTGGTCATCGGCCCATTGGGTCTCGATGCCGAGCCCCGCGCGATAGCGCACCGCCTCGTTGCGGCGTTTCAGCAGGACCTGGGCGAGCTTTTCGCGCAACTCCTCGTGCTTGAACTCGCGATCCTTCTCTTCCTGGACAATATCTTCGAGAAGCTGTTCAGGGTCTTGGGTTTGGTCGATCACATCGCTCATTACAGGATTCCTTGCATGACACGGTTCAGAACACCGGTGTCGCTGTTGGTCAATGACTGGTTGTTGCGTGACGCCTCGTTCATCAAGCCGGTTTTGGCATAGGAACCCATGGTAGCCGCCATGTTAGCACCTGCGGCGTTAACCGTGGGACTCTCAAGCTCGGCCTTTTCGCGCAAGCTCGGATTCCAGCCCTTTGGTTCCTCCGGCACAGTTCCGGCGTCGGTCTGCTGCACTGGCTCGGGGGTGTTCCAGCCAAGAATTTTGATGGGACCTCCCGCAGGTGTCCATTGTCCATTCTTTGCCACGTAGCGCGTGGCGGTTCCGTCTTCGTTGCGCACCCATTTCTGTTTTTCGCCGACCGTCAGCGGACCAATCTGCTGAGGCACCTGACCTAAATCAGCGACGCTATTGACCATGCTACCTGCGTCGTTAGCGAACCCACGCTCGTTTGTGTCGGCGGCGATGATCTTGCCATCCTTACCCTTGACCACGGCGAATTGACCCTGTTGTGCCATGGCCATTTGGACCTTCCGACCCTCGGGGCTGTCCTCGGAAATCCAGGTGGGCTGAGGCAGGGGTGGTGCGTTGGGATCAGAGGCCGGATCATAGACCTGCGGGAAAGGGTTTTCAAAGGTGTTGGATTCACTACCCGTTGCCGACTGCTGCTGCCGCCATTGAGCGTTCAGTTCTTCCTGTTTTTTCGAGATATAGGTGGTGTAGGCCGTTGATTGCGCCTGTTGTTCAGGCGTCGCAGGCGCCGGCACCATACCCTCGGGCCAGCTCTTCCGCTGCTCTTCAAACGGATCAAGACCACCCCACTGACCTCCCGACCCAATGTTGGCGACAGCGTACTCCCGCCCTTCTTCGACAGCCTTCTTGAACTCCTTGAAGTCGGTAACCTGCTGGTTGTAGAGGGCGACCGCGGCGGCGTTGCCGCTGTTCATCTTATCGACGTTCGCGTTGTAGCCAGCGATCAGGTTTCCGTACTCGGCGTAGCGCCGGGCGGCGGCTTCTGCATCCTGTCTAACACGCCTTGCGTTGGGCATTTTTGCGGACTCGGGTGATTGATTCGCGGATTAGATCACAAGTGGGGGCGGCCTGTCCATCAATTCCCCCTTGCATTCAGGCAAACACGCCAGTGCTGTCACCCCAGGGCTCGACGATCGGCATCTCTTCGTCGATGTCCATCAGTTCGCCGTCGGTCATCCCGAAAACGCCTGGATTGTTCTCCATGTGAATCCCGGCCCGGCGCATCCCGACGGCCAGTTGGAGGTAGGCGTCAGCGAAATTGCTCGAACGATCGTGCAGGGGGGTCAGGCTGAAGCATTGGCGCTTGGGGTCCCAGGCAAACTGGTATCCGCGCAGCGCGACCAAACCATCCTTGCAGTTCTCCTGGTCGAACCAGCACCGGTTCAGCAGCATCCGGCCAGCGTCGATCTGCTGATCCTTCGGCAGCTTCTGGACGATCTTGATGTTGCGCATCCCCAGGTTCCGCATGGTCTCCAACCGGCTGACGCCCGTGCCCAGCTCGCGCACGTTCGTGTCGTGGGGCATCAGGTGGGCGCCGAAATACTTGGCATAGCCCAACTTCCTGAGCCAATTCACGAAATGGCTCAAGGGTTGGCCGGATTCCTCGTAGCAATCCAGCAGATGCACTTCCTTGCCGACCGTCTGCGCTGTCCAGATGCTTGTCGTGTCCGCCATCCCCAGGTCCCAGGCGGTCATCACCGGCCCGCCGTCGGGTTGCCATGGCACCCGCGTGATCTGCTCGACCTTCAGGTAGGGGAGCAGGATGCGTCCGCTGATCGTGGCGTTGGGGTCACATTCGAATTCGCTCGCATAGGCCTCTTCGGTCATGCCGCGGCGCAGGTCCTCAAGCTCTTCCGGGGGCAGGATGCCGGATTCGCTCGCCTTCAGCAGCTTGCTGAACCAGCCGCTGTTCGGCAACCGCGCCCTCTCGTATAGCTCCCAGAGGGGATTGTCGTGCCCCTTGACGGTTCCCCCGAATATCGCAAAACCCTGGCGGTCGGCCAGCGCCGGCCGCAGAATCGTGTCCCACACATAGGGTGCGATGTCCTGGAACTCATCGAGGGCCGCCCCATCGAGGAACAGGCCCCGCAGCTTCTCGGCGTTCTCGGCGCCCAGGAGCATGATCGTTGCGCCCGGCTCGTTCAAGTTCTTTGCGCTGGGCAGCGTGACCGTCAAATTCATCTCGCTGATCTTGTAGCCCGGGCATTTGCTGAAGGGGGCGGTGTAGGCCTTCAGGTACTCCCAGGCCACGCTCCGGGCCTGGTTCTGGAACGGCGCCATGTAGGCATACTGCTGACGCAAACCATCCGAGCGCCCGTGGAGCGCCCGGATGATCAGGTCGTTTAGCACCGCCACCGTCTTCCCGGACCGCCGGTGGCAGATCATCACGCTCCACCGCGCCGTCCTCTGATGGAAATCCATGAAGGCGGGGCGTGGCACGTACTGATATTTAGGGGCTTCTATCATTCTCCTGTTCGACCAAGACATAGGCAACGAACATGGTAACCGTCCCAAGCGCCATGTCAAGTAACTCGTTGCCCCATACCCCGCCGAGAAACACCGCGCCCCCGATGGCGGCCAGGATGATTGCGACAATCAAGCCGATTTTCATACCTCTATCCTCATACCGCAACTCGTCACCATAACCGGCTCGATCGCCAAGCGGTTGATCTCTAGCGGCACGTCCATGAAAGCATCCGGTTGAGGGTATGGGCCGGTCACCCATTTGGTGCGCTTGTCTGCCCGCAGCTCGCACCAATGCTCCGGATGCAGTTCGAACCGTACCGGCAGCTTCCCGGCATTTATGCGCCTATGCTCACGGCGAGCCCGGACAAGCCTGTCGTAGATTGCCGTGGCCATTACCACTCCTCCCTGAAGTCGGGGCCAACATGGAAACCATGATCCGTGATCTCGGCTATCCCGTACCCCAGATAAACCTCCTTCATCGCCTCACCCGTATTCCGGTGAATGCGCAAGGTGTTGTTGTAGTTCTCGGCATACCCGCCGGCCAGGTTGCACACGACCGGAATACCATGCCGCTTGGCCACGTCGAAGGTGATCAGGTCCCGCTGGTAAAGCTCCTCCATGGTCTTGTTGCCGCCGAGCGGATCACCAACCCAATCATCAGCCCCCGCCTGGAACATGATGATGCCTGGATTGTGCTGTGCAACGGCATCTTCCAGAAAAGCCCGATAGAATTTCTTGTTGTAATTCTGGAAGTAGCCGCAGTAATCCTTCATCCCAGGAATCCGTTCCAGAATATCCACACACCCATTCCCGTAATGTGCGTCACCATCGACGATCAGCGTCCTGACGCCATGGTATTTCTGCAACTCGAAGGCGCTCAACATCAGCGCATTGATCGTGCAGAAGCCGCCGCCCTCGTTATGCCGGGCATGGTGGAAGCCGCTCGTCAGCGACCACACGATGCCATCGGTGAGCGCATACTCCGCGGCGACCACGAAATTCCCGACGGTGGTCCGGATGGCCTGGAAATCCTTCTTGGACTTGTTGCCGAAGCCGTCGGCGATCTCCCCCTTCATCAGACCGTCGATGTAGCGCTCGGTATGCACCAGCTTCATGCGGCTCGGCTCGATCGGGTTGATGATGCCCGGGCTGACATGGCGGAACTTCGGATCGTTCTGGATGGTGCGTTGCACAAGCTCCGGCTTCATCGGGCTCTTGCTGAAACTGCACGCATCATGCACCTGCTTCTCGGTGAAGAAGTAGGGGATGGTCGGGTGTGGGTCGAGGATTTCCAAAACATCCCTTGCTGCCTCCTTCCTCCTGGTGAGGTCCCCATCGGGGGTTTGGATGGTGCTCTGCATGGCGATCTCCTGTTGGTGGTGGTTTGGTGAGATTGCATTATAGCTGTCAAGTGGTGACGTGTCAAATTGCGGGGTGGAAAAAATCTGGCGCGGTGACTTGGGTGTTTGGTGTCAAGTATTGATGGTATTGTACCTATAATCAAGTATTGATGTTGAGATATTAGCTGAAGTCCATGTGAAGCTACCCATGAATCATACGGAAGGGGTCGCGGAGGGGGGGGGGGGGTGGGGTGCGCGGATGCGCTTGTGCGGCAGCGCACGATCGCCCGACCGAACGGCCGAGCGTCCAGGCGCACAAGCAAAGCACGGCCGACCGGGCGTGGCTGGCCGCGGGCGAGCGGGCGCACGTATGATAGGGCTGCGGGCGCACTACCGGCCTGGCACGGCGGCGAGCGAGCACACTGCGGTGCACCCAGGCTGGCGTGCGCCTCTGGATGGGCTTCGCCTGGCGCCATGGCTCGGCCCCACTTTGGGGCTGATCGTTCCCACTTTGGGGCCGAGCCGCCGCCCTGGCTCCCCAGGTTGATGGTCAATTTGATAGTTACCTCGATGCCATTGTCGTAGAGCGCCTATCCACGGGGCTTCCGGCCTGGTTATGGCGGAAACCCGGTCCGCCAGGATGGCACGGCGCCGGGCAGGCTGGGGCGGCGCCGGGCAGGCTGGGGCGGCGCCGGGCAGACCATGCCGCAGCGCTAACCCATTGATTTTGTTGGATTTTGTTGCTTCGCGTGGCTGCCTGGGGCACCTGGGGCACCCACCTGCCCCTCGCGCCCCGTCACCCCCGTTATAACGGATGTTATAACGGATTTCCTCGTGCGCCCACTACATGAATAAATTATATCAATATATAACATTTAATTTTCTTCTGTGCGAGAGCGCGACCACCCGCCTTGCCACACCAGCGTTCAAGCACTAACGTGTTTGAGCGTCCAAACGTGCGAGGGGACGCTGCCCCTGCCCAACTGCCCCACTTCTCAGATGTCATACAAAATCTCCAATGTTTTCAACCACTTAGCCTGCCATATCACTGCGGCAACCCCTGCCCCAAGCTGACAGTCCTGCGGCAAAGAGGTGTCTCACGGTAGGCAATTTGACTAAAAGGTCTGCCCCATGTTACCCTGCACGCTCCATTAACTACTCGGAGTCACCCAACCATGCACGCCCCCACATACGCAGAACTGCAAACCTTCAAGAAGGTTGCCGCCTGGCTCGCCACCCAGGCCGAAGACCTGGCAAGCAAACCAAAGCCAAAGGTACTGGTTGAAGCCGGGCAAAAGCCCGGTGATAATCCCTTCGAAGTCTTTGACCGTTTCCCGAACGGCGGTCAGCCGAAAACCTTGATGGATGGTTCCCGCGCTTTCCGGCGGCTGGCCGAACAGGTTTCCAGGCGCTGTCAATCACGGGCGCAGAGAATCGCCGTGTGGATCGAGCTTGGCATCATGGCAGAACCCCATGGCCACAATGGTATTTGGCTGACCCGCATCGAATTCTGACCACAAAAACCCAATACCAGGTACGCCCTGTAAGGGCTACCAGGTATTGCGCTATTACGCTCGCGAGAGCGCACATCCGGGCTGACTATCCAACTACGTTGGTTAGTTCGCGTTATAGATCGGCTCTGCCGAACTATCCTGCGCACGCGCTCATCCACGACGTAAGACCTTTCGCGCGGTCTTCGACTCACGCAACAAAAGGTTTAGGGCATCCATCATCGAAATTAACGCTTGACAAGTTTTTTCCGGACACTAAACTTGGAATCAGCGACACCGAACCCTCCCCCCACCATCCTGAAAGGATAAGCACCATGAACACTCTCTCACTGAATATCGGCCTGGCCGTTGGCAATGTTGAATCCGCCACCGAAACGCTTGATCCGCTCACCGCGCTCCACGCTATCGGCAACCACCTTCCCGCCACCCGGGTGAAAGAATGGTATGTCCGTGTCCATCCGATGACTGGGGAGCTGACCCTGGTTGTCCGGCTGGCGACTCGGATTGCCGGCCCCAATACGCTGGCCCCGTGTATCCATGACCTGTGCCTGGCGCTGCGCCAGGATTGCATCTCCGGCAAGCTGGCCGTTCGGGGCGAGGGCCAACCCAAGGAAGGATGGAACGCTGGCGAGGAAATCCACGAGTTCCTGACCGGCCCCAAAGCGGCTGATTACGGCGGCGCTTTCGATCCGACCTGCTGGCTGCCCGTGACTTGCGACAACGCTCCCCAGAGCACCGGCGTAACCATGGCGAACCTGTACGCCGATCGTACCCTGGCCGGCTGGACCCTGGGCCGCATGGAAAGCGACCCCATGGTGCTCTGGTTCGAGCATGACAACGGTACTGACGGCAATTGCTACCTGGAAATCGGCGCCCAGGTTGATCTGGTCGATGCTGACGGCACGGTCGAACTGCCCAAGCCCGTGATTACGATGCTGCGCCAGGCCGGCGTCATGGTTAGCCCCGACTTCGAATAGGGATTGCTGCCTCAAGCCCGGCTTGCCGGGTTTCGGGAAGCACCCTCATCCACCCACCATCCTGAAAGGATACCGCACCATGTTCTACACCTGTACCTACCTCGATCACTCCGGCGCCACCCAAACCGTCAAGCTCGACATCCGCCAGTGCGCCACCGGCACGGACGAAGTGCTCTATTACGCCTGGGGTCCGCTGGGCTGCGGCAAGAATGCCCCGACTCCGGAAGGTGCTTGCCGCATCCTGGTCAATGACCACGGCCGGGGCTTCATTTCCTGCAAGGAAATCCCGCCGGTGTCGTGCTACCACGTGACCGTGACCCGCTCTGATGTCCACACCATCTGCACGTTCGAGTTCCCGACTGCCAGGCTGGCCGCCCAGGCTGCTTTGCTGGCCGCCAGGATACTGGCCGATGAACCCAGCACTCACGCCCTCCGCGACTACATGACGGGGGGCCGGGTGTCGATGTGCGCCTGGTCCAACCGTGACCGCACCGCTCATGTGGAGGTCCGCCGCACCCTGATCAACCGCTAGGGATTGCTGCCTCAAGCCCGGCTTGCCGGGTTTCGGGAAGCACCCTCATCCACCCACCATCCTGAAAGGATCGTACCGTGCCCACATCCCTGACCCGCTGGCGTATCCGCTCGAACATCCAGGTGCATGGCCTGCTCTGGGCCGTGCGCCACGAGACCGCACGAAATAGCCGCGCCGGGTGCTGCCCGGAGCGTGCCTTCGCCCTGGCCATGGCAAGCTGCACCGGTCGCTATTTTGCATCAAGCGCTTGACAAGCTGATCGCCAGGCCCCATACTGGAATCTCTCACTCACCACCACCACGAAAGGACTGCAATGAACCCGACCCCCGTCGTAACCCCCGCCGACATCGTGAAGGCAATCGACACAATCAAGCGTAACCCTGGCAAGTACATGCCGCAGCGTCCGCTCCCCAAGACGCCGGGCCGCCGCAAGCAGGCCATCCTGGCCGCTGGTCGCGTCGCCGTTGCCTACGCCCTGTTCGAACAGGTTCCCGGCACGAGCTGCTCGAACCTGACCAAGGCAATCCGCAATGGCTGCGGCGCCGGCGTCGTGTTCGAAGCCATCAACCTGGCCGGCGCCCAGGCTCTTGGGTTGGAGCTGCCGCAATGATGCCCACCATCCGCCAGCAATTCGCCGCTCGTCACCGCGAAATGAGCACCCCGCAATCCTACGCCGCCTTCCTGCGTCGCCAGGGTTTTTCAACCGAGCAAGTCGCCGCCATGGTGGCCCGCTCATTCAACCGGAGCAACTAGCATGACCATCCAAGAGCTTGGCCCCTTCGCCTTCCGCTGGCAGCACGCCACCACCGGTCAGGTCGGCCGGATCGTCCGGACCCGTGCCGAAGCGGTGATCGACTGGACGCAACGCTGTATCTACCGCATGATGAACGATTAGGGATTGTTGCCTCAAGCCCGGCTTGCCGGGTTTCGGGAAGCACCTTCATCCAGCCACCCACGAAAGGAACCCGCACAATGAAAACCTCCGAACTGATTGGCCCAGCCCTTGATTGGGCTGTGGCGGCGTGTGAAGGGGTGCGCGTTGAAATACACAGCACTGCCGCTATTATGGAGCGGAGGCTGCGTAGCCTTACGCCAGATGAAGCGGAGACACTTCCCCAGCCAAAGCCGTACCTTGTCATGCCTGGAAAGGGACGCTGCGAATACTCAACCGACTGGGCGCAAGGTGGCCCGATCACGGACCGCGAACATATCGAGATTCGCCCTACGATTACCGAGGGCGGCTACCGCACCTCTGATAGCCCAGATGCTGTGCATGCGAGAATCTTGCTGCCCAATGGCGCTACCGTATTCAACCCGTGTGCGGTGATAAGCGAATACGGCCCAACTGCCCTCATTGCCGCCATGCGCTGCTATGTCGCCAGCAAACTTGGGGATGAGATTGCCGTGCCCAACGAACTGAGGGAACTGTGACCATGACCGACCCCATCCGCTTCTGGAAATTCAACA